CAATATAATACACATAATCACACTGTCGTAAAACTTGGTTATCTATGGGTTACTCCACCTACTTTTGATGAAGATGGGGAATTAGTAACAGATGGAGTAGCTTCTGACAAATACTCGGTAGATGTTTTGTGGAATGATTTAGATAGTAGCCCTTATGGATGGGGTACTTATGAAATAACTTGCGAAGGTAATGGTGTGCATACCTTTGGCGGATGGACGTTTAATAGTTAATCTTATAAATATGGCTGACCTTAACCCTAACTCAAAATTTCAACTAACAATAAAAGAACTAATAGCTTTAGGGTTTGGTATCTCTTCCCTTTTAGGTGTGTACTTTACGCTCAAGTCTGACATAGCGATTGCTATGCAAGAGCCAAAGCCAATCATTACACAGCAAGAGTTTCAGTATAAAGACGAGTTGGTTCGTAAGACTATTATGCTCACTCAGCAAGACGTTGATGGTATAAAAGTTGACGTGCAAGAGATAAAGGAGTCTTTAAATAAAATAGAGGATAGATTATATGAGGCTCGCTAATTACATATTTATTTTAGCTTCTATGCTTATATATTCTCAACATGAGGATGGCATAAGCATTGTACAAGCGTCTGCTGAGTTTACAAAAGAAGCTAACCTAAATATAAAAAAACTTGACGATACAAATACATACAATTACGATTTAAGCAAACACTCTGATTTTTTTGAAGATCACGACATAGTTTACCTACCGACTATTATATTGTTTGAAAATGGCGAAGAGATTAAAAGGTGGGAAGCGGACATAACGCTTAAACTAAAATGTAAATTAGAGGACTTACAAGAGGAAATAAATAAATTAATAGAAGCTAAATTTTAATGAGATACTTAATACTTTTACTATGGTGCTTTGTAGCACAAGGACAAATACTAAAAAAAGCCTATGATGAGTTTTTTAAATACTCTTCAATATACGTTGCAGGTAATGTTTCAAATGCATACGAAAGCACTACCAAAAACTACTTTGTAGAGAAACCTACTGAAGGCGATTTATACGGAATACCAAGAGTTATAGATGTAACTGAATACTACCCAAACGACTATCGTGTTGGCTTTGGTTTGCGTAAACTTGCACGTTTTGATTATGAGGTAAAGCCAAAGTTTTACGATGGCACAGAAATTAACAAAGCACTATCTGCCCCTACCGCTGCTGTAAAGGGATTTGAGTATATGTTTCACTATGAACAAGAGCGTGAACGTGGTGAGGAATTTGTAAATACAAGATACTTTTTAAGACATACAGGTAAGTATCATATTGTAAAATTAGAGCAAAGAAAACAGGGAAACGTAGGTTTCGAGTATCAGTCAGCAGAAGCAAGGTTAAGATTGCCTATTGGTAAAAAGTTTAGCGTTTCAGCAGGATATATCTATCGCACTCATCAGACAGCTTACGGATACAACCCTATTGAGATATGGCTAAACGAAACAGATGAAAACGGATCACCTATCAATGCTTGGTACTCTCTTGGATATATGTATGGTTATAAAGACAATATCTACATATCAAATATTTATGACCAAGATGGTAATGTGTCTGAGGTTATAGACTATGTGTGGGTAAACGAAAGAGGGCAAACAGTTGCTTATACAGACCTTGACTTTAGAAACAGAATTTTTGGTAGATTGATGAATAGATACAATAGAGAACAATGGGCAGAGCTTGAAAGTTTTGCTGAATATGCACCCATTGTAGGTTTTGATTTCTACCATTACGGAAGTAAGTTTTGGTTACACGCTTACGGAAACTACATACTACCACATCACGAGTACGTTGAGGGTAATGTTGACTTTAGTTACCTACATAGAAACTCTTGGGGTAAAGGTGGGCATAATGACCTACTTGGTGGCGAACAATGGGAAGATTGGCAAGGTGGTCTAATACTCGGATGGAAAATAACAAACAGATTAGGTGTGTTTATTGAAAGTGAATATACACGCTTTTGGGATACCGAGATACACGACACTCGGTTTGGTTTAAATTTAAGATTATAATTATGTGTGAATTTTGCATATATTGCGGATTATGTTAATATGAAATACTTTAATTACCACGAATTTGACTCACCAGATGTACAAGGTTCTGGTCAGTTAATGAGTAAAGAGCTCCTTGAAATACTTGAGGAGGTTCGTGAACATTACGGAAGACCTATACATATTACTTCAGGTTACAGAACTGAATCTCACAATGCTAAGGTTGGCGGAAAAATCGATTCAAGTCATTTAAAAGGTTTAGCTTGTGATGTGGCGTGTACTAACTCAAGAGACAGATTTCACTTAGTGCGCCTATTTATAGAGTACGGAATTACTCGTATAGGGATAGCTAATAACTTTATACACATCGACATAGACGATGAAGATAAATCTGAACAAGTAATCTGGACATACTGATGAAAAAGATACTACAACTTATAACTGGTGGTCTTGTAAAAGATATAGGGAATGTTATTGACAAGGTAACAACCACTGACGAAGAGCGCCTTATAGCAAAACAAAAAATACAAGAATTATTAGAAAAAGCAGATAATGATGCTCAAACACAAGTTACAGAACGCTGGAGACTGGATATGCAAAGCGACTCGTTCCTGTCAAAAAATATACGACCGCTTGTTATGGTGTTTCTTACGGCGATGTTTACCTTACTGGCATTTACCGATGGCAACATTGGGCAGTTTTCAATACAGAAGGAATATATCCCTATATTTCAAACGCTCCTCGTTACTGTTTACGGTGCGTACTTTGTTGGAAGAACTTGGGAAAAAGGTAAAAGTAATGGCAAAAAAGATAATTAGTACATACAAAACAAAAAGTAAAGTAAGACGACCAAACGTACATTCTAAAAATGCTTCTGTAGGTCAGAAGGGTTATAAGAAAAAGTATCGTGGACAAGGTCGTTAATAACTTTTGTGAATTCAATACCCCCTTGTGAATTCAATAGGGTATATTTGCATTATATAAAGTTTTTCTCTGTTTAGTCCTTTATATTTGATTTTGTTCAATCAAGAGAGTGGCAGCCCCGTAAGGCTGTCACTTTTTTTGCATATAATTTGGATATGTCAGTTGGGCTTTATATATTTGCCTTATGACTATATACGAGAAACTGGTGGATGTTCAGGGGAGACTGAAAGCACCAAAGAATCAGAGAAACAATTTCGGTAAATATAATTACAGAAGTTGTGAGGACATCTTAGAGGCAGTAAAACCTCTATTAGTAGAGCACAAACTTGCTCTTACTATATCGGACTATGTAGATACTACACAAGCTCCGATGGTTTCAGCTACAGCAAAAATCACTGATGGTAAAGATACTATTGAGGTTAGTGCTCAGGCTGGAATTGACATTAACAGGAAAGGTATGGACATCGCTCAATCATTTGGGTCAAGTTCATCTTATGCACGGAAATACGCTCTAAACGGATTATTTCTTATTGACGATACCAAAGACTCAGATGCTACTAATACTCACGGAAAAGCAGTTACAAATACTGTAAACGAGGCTTTAGCTTGGTTACCTGACAGTGGTGTTAAATTTGATAACGCCAAAACAGCATTGAAGTCTGGTAAAGTGTCGATTCAAGACATTAGAAAGAAGTATAAAGTAAGTAAAAAAGTAGAAGAGTTATTAAACGCTTAATTTTTAAATATGGATAATAAACAAGCAATTTATGTAGGAACTGGCACAAAGCCAGATAATTTCAATGGCATTAACTTCAGTGTATCTGAAAGTAAACTAAGAGACCATTGGTATGAGTATAACGGAGAGAGATACGTTAGACTTACCATCGAGCCAAAGAAAGAGCCGATGTATGGCAAGACTCACAACGTAAAGGTTAACACTTGGAAGCCACAAGGTGAGGCAAGTGCTCCAGTTAAACAAGCTGTGGAGGAGAATAGCGACCTCCCTTTCTAAAGTAATCAGGGGAGGTTCGCCTCCCCTTTTTTATTATGAAACCTAAATTTATAAAATTAATTATGAGCGACTTAAATTTACCCCTACAGGAGAACGCTGTATTTAGCTATGTCTGCTCTCTGGCGAATAAGACAGGTTATTGTTACGCCACTAGCAAACATATATGTGAGAGTCTTGATATAAAAGACAGGACTTTTTATAGAATCCTAACAAGACTTGAGGAGAAAAAGTTTGTGACTAGGGTTACTAAGAGTGTAGGGAATGATGGTAAAGAGCGTAAAATCTACGTTAATCCGAAATATCGTTCTCTTTGTGATACAACGTATGATAATTAAACAATGTACTATAGAATACAATGTATTATAGATAAATAAAATATACTATACATTGTACTATAATATTTATAAAAAACAAAATTATCTTTTATTATGCAAACGATTGAACAAAAATTTTTAGCTTTAGGCATACAACCAAAGGGAAATGGTGTAGAGCAAAAAGTTAGATGTCCTAGGTGCGCCAGTTTAGGAAAAGAGAATTGGAAAGATACTTGTCTTTCTATTAATCTGGCGAAAGAGGTATATAATTGCCACAAGTGTGGATTTAAAGGTACAGTTAAAGATAGAGAAGAATATAAAATTATGGAACAAACCAAAAGAGTTTATAAGTCTCCGAGTAAAAGTAATATGAAAATCCTTACTGCTGAAGGGCGTAAGTTTTTAAACGATAGAGGTATTACTGATGAAGTGATTAACCTTAATAAAATTGTATCGACTAGAGATAACAAGAGTATTGCTTTCTCGTATCTTAAAGACGGGCAACTCATAAACTACAAAACAAGAGGTATAAACGGCAAAACATTTACTCAAGCTAAAGATGCTAAGCCTATTATATACAATTACGATAGGGTCAAAGATTCTGAATCTATTGTTATATGTGAGGGTGAGATAGATTCCTTATCGTGGGAAGTTACTGGTATTGACTTTCACACTTCAGTAAATATGGGTGCGCCTAATGTGGGAGATAAGAATATAGATAAGAAGTTGGAGTGCATTTCTAATTGTTATGAAGTGTTTGAACAGGCAAAGAAAGTGTATATTGCCACTGATAATGATGATAACGGCAGATTGCTAGAAAGAGAACTACTTAGACGAGTTGGCGCAGATAAATGTAAAATAGTAGATTTAAGACCATTTAAAGACGCTAATGAGGTACTCCTAAAGGAAGGCGTAGAAAGCCTCAGAAACAGGCTTAAAATGGCTCAAGACCCTAAATTAGAGGGTGTATTTGAAGTAACAGATGTTATGGAATCTATGTTAGATGGATTTCATAACGGACAGGAAAGAGGTACAACTACTTACATTTCTGCTGTAGATGAGGCGTGGACTTGGAGAAAGCAAGAGATTACAATATGGACAGGATACCAAAATGAGGGAAAGAGTTTGTTTCTTAATCAACTTGCAGCGATAAAGGCGTTTTACGATGGATGGAAGTTTGGTATTTTTACGCCAGAAAATATGCCTATGAGAGACTTCTTTAATGATATTATTGAGATGTACATAGGCAAAAGTGCTGACCCATACTACTCACATCAGATGACTGAAGAAGAATATAAAGAAGGTATTGAGTTTGTTAAAAAACATTTCTTTGTTATCTATCCTAAGAAGTTCTTTACTCTTGATAATATCTTTGAACGTGCTAAGTTCTTGGTACGTCAAAAGGGTATTAGGTCTCTAATCATTGACCCATACAATACAGTTCAGCACAAGATGTTTTCTGGCGAAAGAGAAGATTTATATATTAGTAGATTTATGTCTGAACTAAAAAGGTTCGCAATAGAAAATGATATAAGTGTGAATTTAGTAGCGCATCAAGTAACGCCACAAAAAACTGAAGATGGAAGGTACTACAAGCCTGATGTCAATAAAATAAAGGGCGGAGGCACGTTTGCTGACAAGGCAGATAATGTGGCGTATGTATGGAGACCAAACAGGGCTTTGGATTTTTCAGATACAAGTGTTATATTTGGAACACAGAAGATAAAGAAACAGAAGTTAGTTGGTATCCCACAAGACGTTACTGGCATAAACTTCAACGTAAGAGAGCAGAGGTATTACTTTAATGGGTACACGCCCTTTAATGATATTGATGCTAAAAGATGCGAAAGAAAGCAAGAGTAGATGCGAATCAAAAAGAAATAGTACAGGAATTGAGAAAGCGAGGTATATCTGTTTTACATACACACCAACTTGGTAAAGGTGCGCCTGATATTATAGTAGGCTATATGAATTCAAATTACCTTATTGAACTAAAAGACGGAAACAAATCTAAAAGTCAACAGAGATTAACCAAAGACGAATTAGACTTCTCACTTAAATGGCGTGGAAGTTATGCAGTGTGCAATTCGTTAGAGCAAATCCTGTTACTTATAGATTATGACGAAGAACGAGCTATTAGATAAATTAGCTGAAAAATATGATGATTGGTGGAATATGGCGAAGTCTTTTAAAGTCAGTGATGACGAGGCTTCAGACCTTGTTCAAGAGATGTTTGTTAGGATATATGATTATGTCAAAGAGCCTAAAAAGATATTCTACAACAAGGATGAGATTAATACGTTCTACATATATATAACGCTAAGGAATTTGTATTATTCAAACTTTAAAAACAATAGATTGACATTTGTAGAGGAAGTAAAGGATTTTATGATAAAGGAGTTTGATATGCCAAACTATATGGAGACAAGTAAAAAAGAACACCTTGAGAGAGTATTTAACAATGTTGATTCTGTTATAGATACTTGGTATTGGTATGACAAAAAAATGTTTGAATTATATTATAGGACTGATATGTCTATGCGAGATATATCCAGTGAGACAAAAATAACATTGAGTTCAATTTTTAATACGTTATCAAATGCAAAAAAAGAAATCAGGAAAAAGCTCGAAGAAGCCTATCAAGAGTACAGGCGCACAAAAGAGTAAGGGATTAGGAGACACTGTAGAGAAAGTATTTAAAGCTACAGGTGTAGATAAAGTCGCCAAGTGGATATTAGGAGAGGACTGCGGTTGTGAAGAACGAAAGCAATCCCTCAATAGATTGTTCCCTTATGTTAACCCAGAATGTTTGACTGAAATTGAATATAATTATCTACACAAGTATTTTACTGATAGACCCAATGTGGTAGATAATGCTATGCAATTAGAGTTACTTAAAATATATAATAGAGTATTACATCAAAATAGCAAGCCAACAAGTTGTTCGCCTTGCTTTTTAAATAACGTACAGGACAAGTTGTATAAGATATACTCCGAATATGAAAAATAAAATAAACAGAATACATAGTTTAGAGAAGGCGTTTGTTCTATATATGAACACTATGTATGACTGGAATCTAAACTGGACTGGCGAAGGTATGTCTAATTGGGATGCTGAAGGTTCTACGGCTAAGGGAAATAAATGCGTTGTTGAAATGAAGTTTAGAAAGACCTATTATGAAACTAAAATGATTGAGGTATTTAAGTATAATAAACTTATGTCTCTTGATGATAGCATTGTAAAATTATACTTTGTCAGTGACCCTAAAGGTAGCTATATGTTCCACCTCAATAAACTTAATGGATTAAGCAAGGAAAGTTTATCTTGTCCGAAAAATACTATGTGGAATGGAGCAAAGACAAATAAAGAGGTTTACCTTTTATCAGAGGACTTGGCTGTAATGAAACAACAATTCAATACCAAGTTATTTTAGTATGCCATTAATGAGACCAAAGAAATACGAGAAAAACAAAGACTTCATTCAAAGATGTATGGGTAATGCTAAAATGGGAGAGGAGTTTCCCAATAGAGACCAGCGTTATGGCGTATGTCAAACAATCTGGAAAGACCAGTTCGACCCAAAAAAGTAGTTAACAATTTTGTTTATTAAGTAATTCTTTTATATATTTGTACTCAAATCGAGTACGAATGATTATAAAGAGAATTATATTACACCCCCTTAATCTTATACGAGTATCTATAGCTATTGTAACACTAATCGTGTTCTTCTGCTTAGAGACTATACTCCTTACTATATATCACGGAGTAGAGACACCGTTAAGGAAATCCCTTGATTGGATAGAGAAGTTTATTAAATACACAGTCAAATACATAAAGTAAAATGAATACAAAATTAAATACAGTAGAATTTACATACAACCTCACTAAATTGAATTTAGGAGGTAATCCAACGGAAATACAAGTAATGAACGCTATCGCCAAGTCAGACAAGACTGGAAAGTTTCTAAAAGAGATACAAGACTTGCCTTGCTACGATGAGTCAAATGCTAGAACTAAATTTAAGATAAAACTAATTATCGACCTTAAATCTGGCAATAGATATCAGACTTCATACGCAGTCTTTAACTTTGTTCAGGCTCTTAGTTCAAAATATAATACAGAGGAATAATGGGAAAGTCAGGAGAAGAATTTTTAAAGTTTATTGAAAGACAAAAGCAGGAATCTGAAGATGATAGAGCAAGAGAGTTTTATGAGGATATGGAACGTCAATACTATGAAGCTCAAAAGGAGAGGGCTTATATGGAGACAGAGGAATATAAACAACGGAAAGAGGAAATGAGAAAAACACTTTGGGGTGTGTTCAACCACTTTCATCCACACACTTGGATATGAAGCATACAATAATGACGCTAGACGGAAAGTTCTGGCAATATGAAGACATACTAAAAGAGATGGATAGTGACGAGTTTTACTATGGTTACTTAGGAAAGTACGCTCTTAGCAGTAGTTCGGTAAAGACACTTTTGGATTCTCCAAAGGCTTACTTAAAATCATTAAGACAACGTAGCGACACCCCTGCGCTTATGCAGGGGAGGCTCGTTCACTTGGCGGTTTTAGAGCCTGATAAGTTTGACGAGCTAAACTTTGTAGATGTACAGAGTAGAAACACCAAAGCATTCAAAGAGGCACTTAGCGAAAACTCGGAGAGTTATACAATTAAAGAACACGACTCAGCTATGTATATGGCTCAAGCGATTCACGATAATAAATACGCCAGAGAATTATTAGAGGGCACTGATAAAGAAGTGCCATCAATGAATATGATGTTTGGTAAACCCTTCAGAGGTAAAGCAGATGCTTTAGGTTCAGGGCGTATGGTTGATTTAAAGACTACCAGTAGCGATATGAATGATTTCCACTGGAGCGCAAAGAAGTATAAGTATATGTGTCAAGCCTACATTTATAGCAAGTTATTCGATGTAGATTACAAAGACATATATTATCTGGCGATAAACAAAGAGACTTATGATATAGGAATCTTTGATGTTTCTCAGGAATTTTATAACTTAGGCGAAAGTTTAGTAGAGAAGGCAGTTCAAGTATATACGGATGAGATAGAGAATGGTATGAATGAATTACACAACTATACTATTAGAGGTACACTTTGATTGAAGACGATTATAAATTATTAATAGAAGAATATAAGAATGACATTCTCTTGTCACTAAGAATGGGTGTGCTTAAAGTAGATGAGTTAAAATATCTACTTCAGTATTTCAAGGATGAAGAGAATTACGAGGCTTGTCAAGGATTGTCAAATGCTTATGTTTTATTTAAAGAAGAGTTAGATGAATACTGATTTTGATATATTAAGAGATATTACACAAGAGGTTTGCAAGGCGGACCCAATGAAAGAAAACAGAACTAGGGAGGTGGTATATGCACGAATGATTATGTATAAAGTCCTTCAACAATTTCACAATTACACTTACACAAGGATAGGCAGGATGTTCGGTAAGAATCACGCCACAGTTTTATATAGTGTAAACCAGTTTGATAGTATGATTAGGCAAGACGACTGGTTGAAGAACAGGTTTCACTGCGTTCTTAGTGAATACACAAAAGAGCTTAGCTTGCAGAATGAAGCTATTGCCGATGTGTATTTGAGAAATAAAATACTTGAATCTAAGCTCAAGGCGCAAAGAACAATAATAAGGCAGTGTAAGGAAATATCTGATATTATTAATAGCGTTCCAAAAGACAAAGTTGATGAGATAACTAAGAAACTTACTTTCTTGGCTGAGGCAGCTAAACAAGAGATTAAAGTTCCTAATCAAAAAACTAAAATATATAGTGCTACAGAATGAAACAAAAGAAATGGACTCAGGCTCAAAGGATAGCTAATTTGGAAAAAGCTACTTCTAATTTGTATATGATGATTCAAGCTATAATTGATAAGCTACCAAAAGAAGAAAACGCCAAAGATAAAAAGTAGTTACTTTAATTAAAGATGGCGTATGTCTGATGACCAACAGTTTGAGAAACAGGATGTTGTAAGTGTAAAAGCGCAGAAGTGGTTAGCTGAGAAGAAACGTAAAGAGGCAGAGAATAAAGCTAAACCTAAACCAGCTCCAAAAAAACAAGAGCCAAAAACAAATCAACCTACCATACTAAAAGAAGAGCACGTCAAGTATTCTGATGGGCGCAGAAACAACGGAGCGACCAAAGGTGTTTCTAGGGGTCAAGGGAGACCTCCAAAAGCAAAAGAAGAGGATATAAAGAACTTCGCTCTTGGCTCTATGAAGCGTGCCTTTGGTAGTGAGAAGAAAGCGTGGGAAGCTCTTGCGAATATGAGTAAAGACTCATTTCCTCACTTACGACTTCTTTGGGAGTATAAGTATGGCAAGCCTAAAGAACAAAAAGAATTGAACGTAAAACAGGAAGTAAACATTCCTGTAATATCATTTTTAGACCCAGAGAAGACTATTGATATTGACGCTGAAATACAAGATGATGGCAAAGAAAATAAAGAATAGTCATTCTCCGTTCTTTAGTGAGAATAAGGGATTTGATTGTGTTGAGTACGAAATAGGTAGAGATAGATGCGAGGAGCAGTGTTCGTTCTGTAGCGTTGTAGCTATCACTGAGTAATGAAGAATGTTAATCTTAATCCAAAGTATCATTCGTTATTTAAGTCTCCATCCAGATATCATATCTGTACTGGCGGTCGAGGTAGCGGAAAGTCTTTTGCAGTAAATACGTTCTTAGTATTACTCACTTACGAAAAAGGACATAAAATACTTTTTACTCGATATACGATGACTTCGGCAAGTATGTCTATTATACCAGAGTTTCTGGAGAAGTTAGACCTTATGGGTATTGGTGGTAATTTTACTGTTACAAAGACTGAAATCATAAATAATCTTACAGGGAGTAGTATATTCTTCAGTGGTATCAAAACAGCCAGTGGAGACCAGACCGCAAAGCTAAAGTCCATTCAGGGTGTTACTACGTTTGTATTGGATGAGGCGGAGGAGCTTACAGATGAAGAGTCGTTTGATAAGATAGATTACTCTGTAAGGGCTATGGGTACGCAGAATAGATGTATCTTAATTCTAAACCCTACCACAAAAGAACATTGGATATATCAGAGGTTCTTTCAGAACAGAGGTATTCCTGATGGGCACAATGGAGAGAAGGAGAATGTGAATTATGTACACACTACATACTTAGATAATAAGAAACACCTATCTGAATCATTTGTTGGGCAAGTTGAAGATATGAGAACAAGACGACCAGATAAATATAAGCACCAGATATTAGGTGGCTGGTTAGATAGAGCTGAAGGAGTTATCTTTACTCACTGGCGCATTGGAGAGTTCGATAACAATCAGGACACAATCTTTGGCTTGGATTTCGGATTTTCCACAGACCCTTCAGTATTAACTGAAATTGCGATAGACAAGACACGAAAAATAATATGGATTAGAGAGCACTTCTACAAAGCAGGTATGTCCACCTCCAACATATTCGAGATGTGCCGTAGAATCGCAGGAAAACAGCTTATAGTGTGCGATAACAGTGAACCTCGACTTATAAGTGAATTGAAGACTAAAGGGCTTAATATAACGCCAACGATAAAGAAGAAGGGTAGTATATTGACAGGAATCGCTCTAATGCAAGACTACGATATTATTGTAGATAAAGAATCTATCAATACAATTAAGGAGTTCAATAATTATGCTTGGAAGCTAAAGGGTAGTATTCCACAGGATAACTGGAATCACAGCATTGATGGAAGTCGGTACGCAATTCAATACCTACTTACTCGCTCTGTTCCGAAGGGGATGTACATTCTCCGTTAGAACGCTCTATCTCTTTCTGTAGATTAGCAAGAGCTCTCCAAGCAACTTTGGCTGAGTGGCGCACTCCATCTGTATCTATTGTACCAGCCTGAAGTAGGTGGCGAGTTAGTGCATCTAATTCATCGCCAGATTTACCTCTATCCCAATGCAGAGGTTTATCTGGATTGTGTTGCTGATTTCCCATAAAAGAACATTGAGCAACTTCTTTTATCGCATCAGGGAAATAATTAAGCACTCCACTGTAAACAGGTGTTTGTTTTCTTGTGAATTCAATAGGGGTCTCTGTGAATTCAATAGGGGTCTTTTCTTTTTCTTGTGCATACTCTATTGCTTCATCAAAATAATCTCCTGTGAATTTAACACCTCCTGTATTGTTCTGTTTCATATCCGTGAATTTAATAGGTACAAAAAAAATACCCTATCTTTCGACAGGGTATCTAAACCAATAAATGAAAAAGATTAACTAATAACCAATACAAATATAAAACAATTTCTTAACATTACCATAACATTGGGAAAAAAATTTCTGTTTATGTTTGCAGTGTAACAATTTTAAATATAAATAATATGGTGATAACAGATAAAGAAATTGTAGATATATTGCATCAAGACTTTCCTGATGTTTACAATAAAATAGTTGACTACATTAATATAATAAATGAGTCTTATGGAGAATAAATGGATATATATAAATGAGATAACTACGCTCCACGCTGATGATGATGGCGTATGTTTGTCCAACGAGTATAACTCAATTACGATTGACCCCTACACTCTAGTGGATTGGTTGCCGAATATAATTGAGGTGGCGTTTCAAGAGAAAGAGAAACGAGACAAAAAAAAGATTGAAGAACTTAAAAATATAGTAAATGAAAAAATATAATTATTGCCCTTATTGTGGATTTGATATAGTTTATGATGAGGGAGAATTTAAAGGAGAGGTGATGAGCCACTATTGTGTAAATGATGAATATATAACAGATATAATATGAAACAAAATAACTTAATTGATGAAGTTGACGATGGATTCAATTATTTTGAATATAGAATGGAAGAACTTAATACAGATGATTCCTGCTATGTAAAAGCATTTATGGATTACATAGTGGTGTTAGAATGTAAATTAGATAGATTAACTAAACAATTAAAGAAATGAAACAATTTAAAGTAAACATTCCAAGTCTGGCAAATACCAGTGCGGTATTTAACGCCAGAGACAAAGTAGAACTATTAAAACTAATTTGTCAGAAGTATGACGTGGATATTCAGAAGCACAGGGTGTTCATTTGTGAGGTACAGGATAATCATCCACAGGTGCAAGGATAATCATTACGCAAGGATAATCATTGTATAATATAAAACAGATTCTTATGAAACTTAAATGGATTGAAACAATAGATGTAAATGCCAAAGAATGGTTTGACAAACAGAATGGAAATTCTTATTTCGCTGGTACTGTTACACTGAACTACGGAAAGAAGAACCAAAGAGAATACCTTATGCCTATGCAATACGGATATGGTTCGCAATATGAATATGAAGCAAAGAAGGTACTGACTGAATTTAATTGTATCTCTGGTGCTGAATTATCTCCATTGTCTTCTTTTTGTAGAGACAACAATATAATTCTACGAACAAGCAAACAAGAAAATTGTAAGCAAAGAGAATTGTTTGAAATTGAACGGAACTATAATGCAAAGTAAATTCAATACCCTGTTGAGTTGTGTACCTTATGAATTTAATATATAATAGATTCAATCGGTGAGCAATTCAATAGGTAACAGATTCGGTCAGTTGCATACTATTTAGATTGGTTCTAAATTGTATAAATGTTTGGATATGTCGTAAAATTGTCGTAGTATTCGCGCGCCCGTTCATATAGTATATATAAATACCCCCCTTATTTAGAATGGATATAAACTAAAAAAAAAGTTTGTTTTTGTTTGGCTTATTAACTTTTTTGTGTATATTTGTACTGTAATTAATTGTTGAACATAAATCAAAACAAAATGAAAACACAAAACACAAAAAACAATAGAATTGAAAAAATGGTATTTTATTCAATTGCGAGTATTTACGGACTTATTTCTTTCGGGGGTATCATTGTAATCCTTAAGAACTTTAGTGACGTATCCTTTAACTTCTAAGAATGGAAAACAAGAAAGTCAAACGAGCATTTGAAACGCTTGACAAGTGGACAAATAAAGCCGTCATTTTTATGGCGGTTTTTGTTCTCCTGTTCGTTCTCCTTCATTTGCTCTTATCATTTGTATAAATTAAAATAAATAATAATGGATTTACATACTATTAAAAGAGTGGCGGACAAGTTCTCCGACACATTTAACGAGGAAATTGAGGACAGACTTTTAAGTCAGGGATTGGAAGCCACTGAAAAAGAAGTTGAAGCCGTTATAAATGAGATAATAAAAATTTATAAATAAATAAAAATAACCAAATATGAAAAAAATAAAAGTACATCAAATGACCAGCCCACGAACAGGCCGACCAGTCGCCAACCAGTTCGAAATATATACAGACAAGGGCGTATATTTTCAAAGCTATCGCTCCATTATAGCTTTCAAACCTCATAACGGAAAAACGCAACTCGATGAGCATTACTGGGATTATTCCCGCACAACCTCCCGTTATCGTGGCGAGTTTCTGGGAGAGAACACAAACGAGACAAGGCGAAGAATAAAAGAGGGAGAATATAAACTAACAGACTTAAACTGATGGCGAATAAAATACAATTTGAACACCTCCAGAAATGGAAGAAAGAACAGAGACAAATGAAGAGATATATTAATTTCAAATATGACAACCAGCCGACCGAAACAATAGACGAGGCGAAAGACTTAACAGAAGCAAACTATTTGTTAAATGAGTACCAAATGGCTGGCGATGGTCGCTATTGGATAAGCAACAAACCGACAAAATGTTGGCTATAAATTAAAAATAAAATAATTTTTCGTTATGTTTTTGCCCTCTTCGGAGGGTTTTTTTGTACCCTTATTTTGATAGGGGTTTTTTGTTATCTTGTTTCCAGTCAGTCAGTTAATATATTTTTAAGGGTTAAATTGACATTAAATAGATGTGTTTTTCTGCCGTTTTTAGCTCGTTTCTACCTTCCAACCATACCAACATACCATAAAGAACCTGTTAAGCTCTTAAATATACCTTAAAATGCTTTATAAGCGTTATATTGATGACTCTGACAGACAAACAGACCGACAGACTAATATACCTCAACTCTACACGCATCTCAGTTTCCATCTGCCAACTGAATTCAATACCCTTGTGAATCTAATAGGTGTTTTGTATATTTGTATTATGGCAAAGCGCAAGAAAAAAACAATCAATCTACAGAATCACACAGAATCATTAAAAGCATTCAAGTGGTGTGTAGAAAGAAATATAAGAATCTACCCAATCCCATCTGCCACACAATACCAAATAGTAATTGATAATGGCGTATCTAAAGTTATATCACCTAAATTGTACGATAAGAATGAATGGTCAGATAAAATATGGGAGTTATACAGGCATTTTTACAACAAAAGTAAAGTTTCAGTATAATACAATGTATAGTAAGATACAATGTATATATATTCTTTTTACACTGTACAGTGTATTCTACTATACAATGTATTATAATATACTACTGTATTATATATTGTGCCATACAGGCAGTTGCGAAAACACTAAGAAATATAAAAGTTAATTTATTATGGCGAAAAAAGTAGAGATAGAGCTATCAGTTCCAAGCGAACTTTCAGACATAACACTTGGGCAGTATCAGAAATACTTAAAGATACTTGACCAGAACAAAGATGACGATAATGCTACGGAGTTTATCAATCTAAAGACTATTGAGATATTCTGTAATGTTGACTTCAAAGACGTATTAAAGATTCCTTTAGGTGAGGCGGAAAAGGTACTCAAAATCATTAACAAGGCGTTTGAAGAAAAGCCTGATATTATACGCCACTTCAAATTACTTGATGTGGATATGGGCTTTATACCAAACTTAGAGCGTATATCTCTTGGCGAGTACATTGACGTAGAAAACGGAATTACTGATTGGCAAACTATGCACAAAGCTATGTCAGTTTTGTATAGACCAGTAAACTTTAGAAGTAAAGAAAGATATACTATTGCGCCATACGAACCAAGTGATGAGGTATCTGAGCTTATGAGGGAAATGCCACTAGATGTAGCTATGAGTTCTGTTGTTTTTTTTTACGATTTAGGGAAGGAGTTACTGAAAGCTATTCCGACCTTTACTCAGGAGAATCTGACGGAGGAACAGATTTATCTGCTCAAGCAAACTTTGGCTCAAAGTGGGGTTGGTATCAATCAATTTACGCACTTGCTGGAGGGGATGTCCTTAGATTCGATAAAGTTACCAAAAGTCCACTCTTCAAGTGCCTCACCTACCTAACATTTGAAAAAGAGAAAAACGAATTAGAAGCTATGATGATTAAGAAAGCATATAAAAGATGAGAGCATATTACGATTTAATAGACAAACTAAATACATATCTGGATGGTAGCCCATCTGTCAATACGGTTACATTTGGAGATATATTTAAAGTGGACTTATCGAAGCAAACCATATTCCCACTAGCTCACGTTAATGTTGAGAATGTGACTTTCTCTGAGCAAATAATGACATTCTCTTTGCAAGTTATTTGTATGGACATCGTAAACGAAAATAAAGATGATAAGTTAGCCGCTACCTCCACGCCATACAGAGGACTCGACAATAAGCACGATGTATTTAACACTCAGCTTACAGTAATCAATGGATTGCAATCGTCTTTGCGTAGAGGCGACTTATATACCGACAAATACCAACTTATCTCTGACGCATCTGCCGTTCAGTTTGAAGATAGGTTTGAGAATTTATTAGCTGGTTGGAGTATGACATTAGTAATACAGACAGCTAATACAGATATGCAGCTTATTAACGCAACAGGAGACGCTTGTAGATAATGGATATAGAACTCAAAAATACAATAGCATATCTAAAAGGCTTTGCTGAAAAGGAATTGATAAAATACTTTTTAGAGTCTTACACCAAATCAAGACCAAGAGGTTCTGGTGTAAACGCTAAGGTAGAGTCATCTGGAAGAGGTGGCAAGTCTTTAAATGTAAAAAGCACTAAGAGTTCTATTGACTTGTTTGGAGACGCATATTTAAAATATGTTGACGAAGGAACAGATGCATTTAATCCAAGTATAAGTGGATTGAAAAGATGGATTGGAGAGAAACCAGTAACATTAAAAGACGCAAAAGGAAGGTCTTTACCAGTTAATGATTCAAATGTAAACTCACTTGCATTTTTAATCGCAAGAAAAATAAGTACAGAAGGTATTGCGCCAGCTAATTTTATAGGTGAAGTTGTAGATAGAGCTGTAAGAGAAATAAAAGATTCTATATTACAACCAATAGGCTCAGATATTATAGAAGACTTAGATACATTTATGACAAGTATTGGTTATATTAAAAAGGGAAACACTTACGAATTAAAAAGATAAGATGGCGCAAATAATAAACACAAGGAGTCCGTTTTACATAAAGGTGTCAGATAGTTCACTTTCAATTGCGACACTTAGACTTTATATATATGAAGGTGCAAAAAATACTGGAGTTCCCCCAACTTCAGATTTAAAATACACTATAGCTAAGTCCGAATTAGAGGCTAACAATCAAGTTGTATTTGAAATATCAGAGCTCATAAGAGACTATATCGACATTAAATATGATGGCGAGTATGATAGTTACTCCGTATGGGTTCTTGCGACTATAACTGCTGAAGACTCAAGCGGAAGCACTATATCATCTCCAACAGTAACTCCAAGTGATTATGCAGATCAATTTGTAGCTTTAGATGGATATGGTTACTTTGAGGAAGGTGTGAACCCTGAGCCAAGCCGTTCACTACTTCAGTCAAATAAAATAATGTATCGACCAGAAGACGGTAATATAAACATTCCTATTTTTGCTGAAGATACTAATAGCGTTGCGTACTACAACAATGGAACTCTCGTTAGAAGCGAAACAATAACAGACAACGATAACACTAACCAAAAAATTCAATACATATCCGTATCAGGAAACTCAGATAACGCCACATACGAAGAAAGAGTATTAGAGGATGGCGGTACACTTGAATCCTCTAAGTGTCTAACAGATTTCTTATCCCTATTGGATATAGGTGAGGTAGATGAGATTGTGGTTGGTTACGATACTTCTGCTGGTACTTCATCTCACGTTATAAAAGTAAGAAAATTTGATTGCTCTAGATATGAACCAATCAGAGTTACCTTTGTAAATAAATATGGTGCACTACAAGATTTGTGGTTTGACAGAAAGAGTGTGAATTCAATAAATGTTAAATCAAGCGATTACAAAGCGTCTGTAATGAACTTCTCTTCAACACCAACTTATGATACCTCCGCACACCAGAATAGGGTGTTAGATTTAGTGGGTACAGAAAGTATAATAATGAATACTGGGTATATAGATGAATCGTTTAACGAGGTGTTTAGACAGCTTATGCTATCAGAGCAAGTGTGGATGACAAGGTTAACTGATACTGAAGAGGTGTTGCCTTTGCGCCCAAAAACACAATCGTTACAATTTAAAACCAGAACTAACGATAAGCTAATAAACTATACAGTAGAATTTGACTTTGCTTTTGACAAGATAAACACTATTCGATAATGAATAAGGTTATACTACATATAAAAGATGCTGATAATGTATTTCAGCAGGTGGACTTGTTTAAGGATGAAACGATATCTGTCACATCCAAAATACAGGACATTCGAGATATATCTAAAGTATTTACTGATTTTTCTCAGTCATTCACTCTACCTGCGTCTAAAAAGAATAATAAGATATTTAAGCACTTTTATAATTACTTCATATCTGAAGGCGCATTTGATGCTCGAAAGAAAGTAGAAGCTGTATTAGAGATAAATTATATACCCTTCAGAAGAGGTAAGATATTTCTGAATAGCGTAAAAATGAAGAATAATAAAGCGTATTCTTACAACGTAACATTTTTCGGTAACACAGTTAGCTTGAAAGATTTATTTGGTGACGATGAATTAGAATCTTTAACTTGGTTAAATAATTTTACTCACGATTGGAATCACACAGAAGTTTATAGTGGATTCATCTATGGTAAGAGCTTCACTGTCGATGGAGAGACAAAAACTGATGCCATCATATATCCACTAATAACTCCAGAAAAAAGATTGTATTTTGATTCGTCAAATAATGATTCAAATACATTATCTGGAAACTTAAACTATCAGTCTGGAGGCGGAACTCACGCTATTGGACTTAGATACACAGATTTAAAACCTGCTATAGATTTAGCGTTTGTTATAGAGGCTATAGAAAAAAAATACGGAATAGAATTCACAACAGACTTCTTTAAAGATACAAAAGGTTCAGGTGCATTCAGAGGGACTCTTTCAAGTAACAATGGGCTGTTTATGTGGTTGAGTAGAGAGAAAGGGGTAATAGGTTCTTCAAGTGAGAACGCCGAGAATATATTGAACGGATTTACATATACATCTGGTTATGCACTTGCTAATATGATTCCTAATAACACTTTTTATCTAAGTGATTCTGGTGATTTAACGGATAGCATTATTAATGTGACTAAAATGGGAATACCTGGTGAAATACCACCAAAACACAATAGGTGGATTTTCACGCTAAACATATCCACATCATCTACATATAAATATAAAGTTGAAATGTTTGATGAAAATAATAATAATGAATTATTACAAACATTTGATAACCAAGAAGGAAGTCAATCATTGGTGTTTAATTTAGGTACGGAGAATAGGTCTTATGGTATTAAGTTTGTGTTAACATCAAACACTGGTTTTGTAGCAACATCTACTTTAGAGATTAAGGAAGAGATAAGACAAAACAGGGGCAACGTCTTGGTAGATACATACACTGGCGTATATACTCCATCATCAATAACGCCAGTATTACAAATAATTCCTACAGAAAGAGTGCCTAAGATGAAGGTATATGATTTTATGAGTGGATTATTCAAGTTGTTCAATCTAACTGCATATTATGTAGATAATGAAAATGAAGCTGATTTTGGTAAAATAAGGGTGTTGCCTCTTGATGAATTTTACGATGATAACCCAAAGATATTTGATATAACTAAATATGTTGACTCCTCAAATACAGATATTGAATCAACTATTCCATATAGCGAGATAGAATTCAAATATCAAGAACCGAAAACCTTATTGATGCTAAAGCACAAAGAAGAATTTAATGAAATATTCGGCGATACAACATATAAGTCAGATGATGTAGATAGGGGTAAACCATATAAGGTTGAAGTTCCATTTGAGCATCTCAAATACGAAAGGTTATTTGATGATGACACAGGAGACACAACGGAAATTATGTGGGGATATTCTGCTGGAAATAATTTTAAACCTGATGCTGGAACAGACCCTCCTTCTGCAAATTACGATTCTGTCTTGACAAAGCCTATTTTGTTTTATGGAAGGGCGTTTACTTTAACATCATCTGATTATATTTCTTGGATGAATGGCTCTACTCATACTTACGCAACGAGATACTGGATGCCTGCAAATGCCGTAGAGAGAGGTACAAGTCAGACCAACCCTTTAAGGTCTGGACTTAATAATTCAAGTAGTTCTTTCAGGCTTTATGACATAGGCGGAGACTTTGTTCCAAGCGTTAAACCAAATGATATAGTCTTTAATACAACAGACACCTTGTTCGCTAAAGTTGTATCAGTTATTGACGATGACACACTTGAACTTGATAATGATATATTCCCTGCTGGAACTTCAGGAAAAATCTATATTATATATAGACCACCAACATTTACATTGAATTTTGATGCAGAAATAGATGAATACACAAGAGATGATTATGGCTCGGATACAAATTCACTTTTTAATGTTTTCTATCGAACATATATAGAAGACGCATTTAATGCTAAGAAGCGTATATTTAAACTAACAGCACATTTACCGAATAGTGTGTTACTTAATTATGAGCTAAAAGATAGATTTCAGATTGGCGATAAAGTATTTACTATAAATTCAATAGACACTAACCTTAAAACAGGGGAGTCTAAACTAGAACTACTGAACGTATTATGATAAAAGATATTATAGATTTATTGCAGCTTTCTGATTGGTATGGCGTATCTCACAACGTAGATATAGCTAAAGGATTATATAAAGCACCAAGAAACTGGGAGGAAACATCAGAAATTTTAACAAGAGTTAGAAAATCAAAATCATACAGAAATGGCTGAGCAAAAAATAATAATATCTATACAGGTAAACGAAAGAGAGTCAAAGAACACTAACAAGGCTCTAAAGATAACAAAAGATAATTTTGATAAATTAACTGCTGCTGAGCAGAAAGCTATCATAGCTGACAAACAATTATCTTTAGCAGCCAAACAACTTGATAAGGATTTAACTGCCAAAGCAGCAGCAGCAAACGCCGCCGCAGCAGCAACAGACAATATGAGAGCCACATCTGGCTTGAATAACGCAATCATAATGGAAACCAGCCGACTCGCCTCCGATGCAAGTTTTGGTTTTACTGCGATTGCAAACAACTTGTCTCAGTTAGTAAACTTAGTTCAGCTAAATGCAAAAGCTACAGGTTCTTTTGCTGGAGCTTTAAAGGGATTGTTTACGGCTCAAGCTGGTCTTTTGATTGGTATCCAGTTGTTAATCACATTTGGAGATGACCTTTATAAAGGATTTATAAGACTTGTAAAAGGAAGCCAGCTTATAAAAGAAACTATGTCTGATGCTGGCTCTACTGTTGAAAGTACTGCTGGTAATTTTGAAATGTACATAAGAACACTTCAGGACTCTAATAAATCACAAGAGGAGCAGGCTGAAGCTATACATTTATTGAATGAAGAGTTTCCAGAATATGTCAAGAGTTTAGAGGATGCTGAATTAACTCTAAAGGATGTCGCTAACCAAACTAAAGAGGCGACAAGAGTTACCGACTTATACAGAGAATCTATAGTTAGATTAGCTCAATCTGAAGCTGCTAAACAAAAAATACAACAATTAGCATCGGAGCAAGTTCAAATTACTATTGATGCAGACCTTCGTTTGAAAGAATTAAATTCAACAGAGAGGGAAGCTATTGAACTTCAACAAAAACTAAATAAATTACAAGAAAAAAGTAATATAATTCAAAATGACAAGAAAGGTTTTAGAGTAAGTGAAAGAGCTTTGCAAAGGGAGAATGAACTCATTATGAGGCAATTTACGATGAGAGAGAGAAAAATTATGCAAACTATATTCGCAAGAGATAAAGATATTGCATCTCGAAATGAAGATATGGACTCTCTTATGAAGTTTGTTGACCTTGAAATTGAGTTAAATGAAAAAGGTGCAGGGTCGAGAGCAAAAAGAAACGCAGCTTACAAAGCTGGTGATTTAGACTTCGAAAAAGAAAGACAGCAATCAAGAGAGAGAGAGTTAAAGTCTATAATAAAAAATGAAAAAGCTATATTACTTATAGAATCTGGAGGAATAAAAGAAAGGGCTAGAATAAAGCAAAAAGAGTTTGTTGAAGATGAAAAGAGAAGATTAGATGCGTTTAAAAGAAGAACTAAAGACCAAAACGCTATTATAGAAGCTACAAGATTAAGTGAAGAAGCTATAAGAAACTCTGAAACTGAGCTTAATAAGTACATCATAAGAATAAACGATGAGACTAATACAAAGCTGCTTCAGATGGACAATGATTTTGCTAAAGAGAGATATGATAATAAAGTAAAAAATGATGCTGAATTTGCGGAGCTTGAGCTGTTAGAGGAGACGGCTCATATAGGTAATGAAGGCAGAAGAGCAAGAAAACTATTTGATTTAGATACTGAGCAGTTAGAGCAGAAAAAGCGAAGATTACAAGCGGAAATGGCGTTTAATTCTACTTTTATGATGGGATTAGCAAGCTCTACCCAAACTCAGATTCAACTTCAGGAGGAACTTACTCAGGTAGAGCAAGACTTGTCAATGAAAAGAATAAAAATAGCGGAAGCAGAGGCTTTTGCTAAAAGAGAAGGCTTGAGAGTTACAGGAGATGCTTTAGGTGCATTTGCAGAATTAGCTGGTAAATCTACTGGAGAGGGTAAAGCGATGGCTATAGCATCAACTCTTATTTCTACATATCAAACCGCACAATCTGCTTTTGAATCACAATTTAAGCCTATAGCTTTAGCAGACTCACCAATTAGAGGTGCTCTTGCGGCGGCAGCAGCTATAGCGAGAGGTTTGGCGCAAGTAAAGCAAATACAAAGCGTTAAAGTACCTGGAGGAAAAAGCGGGGGAGCAGGAAGAGGCTCTGTATCAATTCAATCGCCAGACTTTAATGTTGTTGGCGCATCTCAGACATCTCAATTATCTGAAGCTATAGCAACACAGGAAGCTAAGCCAGTAAAAGCGTTTGTAGTAGGTAAAGATATTTCCACACAACAAGAACTTGATAGAAACATAACAAACACCGCATCATTCGGTTAATTTAATAGTATGAGAATTATAGAACTTTTTATAGACGAAGAAGGATTGTTCTCTGGTATAGATGCCATTTCAATAGTAGAGAAACCAGCGATAGAAGAGCATTTTATCGCCTTATCCGAAGAAAAAGAAATAAAACTTGCCGAAGTAGATAAAGAGAAGAAAATACTTATGGGTGCGGCGTTAGTACCTAATAAGAATATCTACAGACGTAATGGAGAAGACGAATACTACATTTACTTCTCAGAAGAAACTGTACGCAAAGCATCAGAGCTATTTTTGATGCGTGGTAATCAAAATAAGAGCACTTTAGAGCACCAAGCAGAGCTTAACGGGTTATCTGTGGTAGAATCGTGGATTGTAGAGGATAAAGTGCACGACAAGAGCCGTAAATATGGTTTAGATATGCCTGTAGGCACTTGGATGGTATCTATGAAAGTCAATAATGAAGAAGTTTGGGATGATTATGTTAAATCTGGTAAAGTAAAGGGCTTCTCTATTGAAGGTTACTTCACTGATGAGGTTGCTATGTCTCAAATAGAGCAACTTGAAGAAGAAAACGAAGCAAAACAGGTACTTTTGGAGATTGCTAACGTGATTCTTGGCGATAAATACGAATTAGCTACATACGGAGACTACGGAAGTGGTGTTAGAAACAATGCAAAGCGTGGTATTGAGCTAAATAAGAAGGTAAACAATAAGTGCGCCACCTCTGTGGGGAAAGTAAGAGCCCAACAGCTCAGTAGGGGTGAAAAACTCAGTGTGTCCACGATAAAGAGGATGTATTCTTACTTGTCAAGAGCTGCTGAATACTATGACCCAAGCGATTCTAAGGCTTGTGGTACAATCTCATACCTTCTATGGGGTGGAAAGGCAGGATTGGCTTGGAGTAGGTCTAAACTTCGTGAATTAGGCGAATTAGAGCTTAATTGTGACTGTCACGAGCTATCTGAGGAGCTTGAACTCGGCTTGTACGACAAAACTTACAAAGATTACCCTGCTGCTGCCAGAAAAAACGCTAAACAAGCTCTTGCGTACTACGATAGCAACAAACCAAGATGCGGAACGCCTCAAGCGTGGCAATTCGCCAAACTATTGGTTGATGGCAAGCCATTATCTCGTTGTTTGATATCAGAGATGGCATCTTACAATAGATTTGAAAAAAAGAAAGACGAACCATACAATAAAGGTTGCGGAGGTCTTCTATGGGATGCTTGGGGAGGCGAAGAAGGAATACGATGGGCGGAAACTAAACTTGATGAGATAAATTCTCAGGAATCTAAAATAGAATTATCCACTAAAGAGATTGATGGAAGACTCGCCTACGACACAAAAGAAGAAGCATTAAGAATTGCAAAGGATATTGGATGTGATGGTTATCACGAGCACGATGTAGATGGACAGAAGTGGTATATGCCTTGCAAAGAACATAAATTAGCTAAATATGATGACAAAGGAAGAATTGTTAGAAGCCCGAAAGCACCAAATTCCGATACTAAAAACCCTTCTCCAAAAAGAGGTAGCAAACGCAATCCAAAAGGAGCTGCTGGGAAGGGAAGGGGAGTATCTGTTCCAGCCACAGTGTTAAAATCGCTTCAGAAGAAAGCAAATGACTTTAATGAGAAGTATAAATCTAAATTAGGTTACGGAACGACTGTAGGTCAGCTTAAATCTGTATATCAAAGAGGTGTTGGAGCGTTTCAAACATCACATAGTCCTATGGTAAAGTCTGCTCAACAGTGGGGTCAGGCAAGAGTCAATGCTTACATTTACTTACTTAAAAATGGAAGACCTCAAAACGATAAATATACTACAGATTACGACTTATTACCTAAAAAACACCCTAAATCAAGTAAAAAATGAGAAAAACAAACGAAACACCAAGCAGAACATCTCCACGCAATTCAAAACGTGGTTGTTTATGTAAAGATGGAAGAACATATGCACGAAAGTGCTGTGATGGAACATTAAGAGCTCAAGGTATAGGAAAAATCTAACAGGGAAAATTAAATTAGTTATTATTATATACTTTAAAGTTAAATTTTTATTATGGAAGGTAAAGCAACTCTTATTTTAAAAGACATTATGCAGAAACTTTCTATGATTAATTCCGAAGAGGTAAAAGAAGAAGTAGAGAACGTAGAAGTATCTGCTGAAGAAGTTGCTCCTGAAGTTGAAGTCACAGAAGAAGTTGCACTGTCTGAAGACGAAGTGGCTGAAGAAGCTACAGAACTATCTGACGAATCTACTGAACAAGAACTTGCTGAGGATGATGAAGCTGAAAAAGAAGCTGAAGAATCTGAAGAAGAATCTGAAGAAGAAGAGTTAGAAGAAGAAAAATATGTTTCTAAATCTGAATTCGATTCTAAAATCGCTGAACTCAAAGATATGATTGAGTCAATGAAAGGTGAAATGGGTAAGGAAATGGAAACTTACGAGAAAGAAAAAGCTGAATTGAACGCACAAATTGAAAAGCTATCTGCTGAACCAGCAGTTGAGCCTCTTGCGCACAATCCAGAACAAAAACAAGAAAAAAACGAGGGCTTCAAATTCGGTCAAAATCGCCCTCAATCGACACTTGACCGAGTAATGTCCAAACTAAATTAATAATTAAATTATGCCAACTCCATCAATTACTACTACTTACGCAGGAGAGTTTGCTGGAAAGTACATCTCTGCTGCTCTATTAAGCGGTAATACAATCGCTAACGGCGGTATTACTGTTAAGCCTAATGTAAAGTACAAAGAAGTTGTAAAGAAAGTTGCTACAAGCGGTCTTATTGCGAACGCTACTTGTGACTTCACTGACGCTGGTTCTTTGACTTTGACAGAGCGCATCCTTCAGCCTGAAGAGTTCCAAGTGAATGTCGAGCTATGTAAGAAGGACTTTCGTTCTGACTGGGAAGCTGTTCAAATGGGTTATTCAGCCTATGACAACTTACCTCCAAAATTCGCTGATTTCTTAATCGGTCACATCGCTGCTAAAGTAGCTGAAAAAACTGAGACAACTATCTGGCAAGGTACTAACGCTACTGCTGGTGAGTTTGACGGATTTGCTACTTTGTTAGGTGCTGACTCTGATGTTGTAGATGTTACAGGAACTACTGTTACTTCTTCTAACGTAATCGCTGAATTAGGAAAAGTTGTTGATGCAATTCCTTCTGCTGTTTACGGTAAAGAAGACTTGAAGATTTACATCTCTTCAAACATCGCTAAAGCCTATGTGTCTGCCCAAGCTGCTCTAGGATATCGTGACCTATATCACGTTGGTAAGACTGAAATGAACTTTCAAGGTTTACCTTTGTTCGTTGCTAATGGTCTTGCTGATAATGATATGGTAGCTGCCGAAACATCTAACTTATACTTTGGTACTGGTTTATTATCTGACCACAATGAAGTTAAGGTTATAGATATGGCGGATTTGGATGGGAGTCAGAATGTTCGTGTTATAATGCGTTTTACATCTGGTATCCAATATGGTATCGGTTCTGACATCGTTCTTTACACCTAATAATTAATCGTCTAACACAGGGGTGCTAAACCCACCCCTTTTTTAATACTTATAATATGGCTTGTGATTTAACTGGCGGAAGATTGAGACCTTGTAAAGATGCCGTAGGTGGTATTAAAAAAGTTCATTTTGTTGATTTTGGTGATTTAGGAACGCTTACTTTTGGTAGTAGCGATGAGGTCACCGATATGACAGGAACTTTTACTTATCATACTTACGATGTCAAAGGTAATTCTTCCCTTGAAACTAACATTACGTCTTCTCTTGAGAACGGAACTACATTCTTTGAGCAAGTCGTAAACATCACTTTATTCAAACTAACTAAAGAGGACAACAAAGAATTAAAATTGATGGCGTATGGTCGCCCTCACGTTGTTGTACAAACATTCGATGATAAGTTCTTGTTAGTTGGTGCTGAAAACGGTGCTGATGTTACTGGTGGTACTGCGGTTACTGGTACTGCTATGGGTGATTTAAACGGATATACACTTACACTAACTGCTAACGAACTTCGTATGCCTTCATTTATTGATGGCGGTACTGATGCTGACCCATTTGCAGGTATGTCTAGTGCTACTGACACAGAATCTACTCAAAGAGACCCTTCATAAATTCAATAGGGTTATGAATCTAATAGGGGGTGTTTTACACTCCCTATTTTTTTATGTAATGAAAACAAATTGTTGTATTTTTGTTACTTTGATATGCACTTATTAACTACATCTACTGATGCTCAACAGTTAAAGATAGTACCTCGACAAGATGCGAGTTCTGTTACTCTTGAGCTCACAGACAAAACACAATTCACCACATCTGCTGTATCTGTATCTAAAACGTCATCTGACCCTTTTATGATACTATCAGGCTCTTTCTCTCTTGTGGAAAATAGGTCTTACTCATTTGAAGTAAAAGATGGTAGTGACATTATATACAGAGGACTTATATTCTGTACAGACCAAACTGACGGAGAGAAGTTCTTTGTACAGGATGGCGACTATACATCCGAAACAAGTTATGATAATGAATATGTAATACTATAATGCACGTTGTAACAACATCCACTGATTCACAAACTATTCGTGTTATACCAAGGCGACAGAATGTTAGTCAAGTTACCATTCGTATTTACGACAAGTCTTCAAGGAGAGAGATAAACTATAGTTCTCCGTATTACTGGCAAACAGCAGATGTGTTCTTTAATGAGGTTGACCAAAACTGGAATACAGACCCTCAAGTTGTGTTTAATTATGGTGACCCATTCTCCACAGTATCAGGTCAATTCAACTTTAGAGAAAACGAATACTATGGTATTAAGTTAATTGATAATAGTGGAGAGTTATACAAAGGAGTATTATTTTGTACTAACCAAACAGACTACGATAAGTTTGATATACACAAAGACGATTATGTAGTTGAACAAAGCTACGACAATGAATATATAACAGTATGAGTAAGTCAAGAAGAAATACAAACACAAGGGTAAAACCTCAAGTAAAGGATGGAAAGATACACATTGTAAATCTTGAGTCTTATTCACGCCCTGATATTAAGGAGTACAGTAATCAAGACTGGGTTTCTTACGGCGATGATAACAATTACTTTGAGTACCTAATTGATAGGTACAATGGTTCGCCAACAAACAACGCTGCAATAAATGGTATTGCGGAAATGATTTATGGTAAAGGTCTTGATGCTACTGATGGAGATGAAAATCAAAGTCAGTATGACGATATGAAAGAACTCTTTACTAAGGATTGTATGAAAAAAATATGCTACGACTACAAAATGATGGGTCAAGCTGCACTCCAAATTATATACACTAAAGATAGAAAGAAAATAGCTCAGGTTGAACATATGCCTGTAGAGACTCTTAGAGCAGAGAAGTGTAATTCAAAAGGGGAGATAGAGGCTTACTTCTATCACTCTAACTGGGAAGAATACAAGCAATCTGACAAATTAAAAAGAATACCTGCATTTGGTTTCTCTAAGTCTCCATTAGAAGTATTGTACATAAAACCTTATAGGGCTGGATACAAATACTATTCGCCAGTAGATTATCAAGGAGGGCTACAGTATGCAGAACTTGAAGAAGAGATTGCGAACTATCATATAAATAACATACAAAATGGGCTTGCTCCTTCTATGCTTATTAACTTCAATAATGGAGTTCCACCAGAAGAGCAAAGAGAAATGATTGAAAGAAGTATCGTAGAGAAGTTTAGCGGTAGTTCTAACGCAGGTAGATTTATATTGGCGTTTAACGACTCAAAAGAACTTGCGGCTACAATAGACCCCGTACAGTTATCTGATGCTCACCAGCAGTATCAATTCTTATCTGATGAATCTATGAGAAAGGTAATGGTATCTCATAGGATAGTATCCCCTATGCTTGTTGGTATAAAAGATAATAGCGGACTTGGAAATAATGCAGAAGAGCTTCAAACTGCCTCTGTACTTATGGATAACACTGTTATCCGCCCTATGCAAGTAACAATCTTAGATGAGTTAGAAAAAGTGCTTATGTATAACGGAATTGAATTAGATATCTACTTCAAGACATTACAGCCACTTGAGTTTACTGACTTGACAAATGCTATATCTGAGAGTGAAGTAGAAAAAGAAACTGGTGTTAAAAGAGACCAAGTTGATGAAGAACCTCAAATAGAAGAAGAAGAATAATATGGCAACTGCATTATTTATAAAGAGAGCTGACCTTGTAAAGAACACCGCACTTAATGGTTCGGTGGACACTGATAAGTTTATTCAGTTTATACATATAGCTCAAGAGATTCACGTTAGGAATTTTATGGGTACTGACTTATATGATAAGATTAGTGCTGATATTATTGCAGGAAGTTTAACTGGTGATTATCTAGCTCTTGTAAACGATTATATTCAACCTATGCTTATTCACTATGCTATGGCTGAATACCTACCCTTTGCAGCGTACACAATCGCTAATGGTGGCGTATATAAGCATAACTCTGAGAATAGTACAATCGCCAGTAAAGAAGAGGTTGATTTACTAATTAATAGAGAGCGTGATTATGCAGAATACTATACTCAGCGTTTTATAGACTATATGAGCTTCCACGCAGATGATAAGTTTCCAGAGTATTATACAAACAATAATGAGGATATTTACCCAGATAAAGACGTATTATTTCACGGATGGAGTCTATAAGTAAGTACAAGCCTAAAGAGGGTAACATAGTAAAGTTAAAAAAGTATTTAGAGAAAAAAGTTAAACAAGTAAAACCAACAGAGAGCATTGGCTACACTAAATAACAAAAAGATAAAGGATACTTTCAAGGGATTACTAAAAACCCTTGATAACTCTGAGATTACAGGTCAGGTAGAAATTACTGATGGCGATGGTAATCAAACAGGCGTATTTATAAATACTGATGGCTCTATAAAGGTTACTGGCACTGCCGAGTTTGGTTCTCTCAAAGATACTGGAGAAGACATTACGGTTACTAAGTTTGTAGATGAAGCTGATGGTATATCTAACAATGATGACGACAGTTCAATACCCACTTCAGCAGCAGTAAAAGATTATGTTGATTCTGGCGTAAATACAAACGCAGCTAACATAAGCACGAATACGTCTAATATAAGCACAAATACAAGCGATATAAGCACGAATACAAGTGCTATTGCTCTCAATACAGCTAAGAACTCTTATCCTTCAGCAGACGCAGCGAAAGTAGCTAATATAAGTGTCACACAAGCTGTAGATTTAGATGCTCTTGAATCTAATGTGGCGACTAACAATTCAAAGGTCAGTTTTGACTCTGCAAGTTCTTCTAAGTTAGCTGGAATAGAAGCTAATGCGCAAGTGAACGATGTCACTTCTGTAAACGGTCAGACTGGTTCTGTAACGCTTACTTCAAGTAATGTTAATGAAGGCACTAATTTATATTACACTGACTCTCGTGTTGCAGCAAACAGTGCGGTTGCAGCCAATACCGCCAAGACAGGAATAACTGACCAACAGGCGAGTGCTATTAACGCCAACACATCAAAAGTGGGTATAACAACTCAACAGGCTGATGCTATTGTGGCAAATACTGCTAAGATAAGTTTTGATAGCGATTCCTCAATTAAACTATCTGGAATAGAGTCTAACGCTGATGTTACAGATTCTACTAACGTGACTTCTTCTCTTGTTGCTGCTACATCAATATCAGAGACTGACAAATCTACTATAAGAACTAATATAGGAGCTGGAACTGGTGGAGGTGCAGTTGATAGTGTAAACACCCAAACAGGGGATGTAGTCCTCGATACAGACAATATATCAGAAGGTAGCTCTAATCTTTACTTTACAGATTCTAGAGTAGCATCTAATAGTGCAGTAGCAGCAAATACTGCTAAGGTAGGAATCACTACACAACAAGCAAGTGATATCACCACAAATAACGCTAAGGTTGGAATTACCGCACAACAGGCATCTGATATTACCGCTAACAATGCTAAGGTCGGCATTACAACTGACCAAGCTAATGCAATTACAGCAAACACCGCTAAGAATACTTATCCTACAGACGATTCCACTAAACTCGCAGGAATCGAAGCGGGTGCAGAGGTCAATCCTACATCAACAGATGGTCTTTCTGAAGGTAGTAGTAATTTATATTACACAGAAGCAAGAGTATCTGCTAACACAAGTGTAGCTGCAAATACATCCAAAGTTGGAATAACAACTGAACAATCAAATGCAATAGTCGCTAATACGGCAAAGGTCGGAATTACTACGCAACAGGCAAGTGACATAACAACTAACAACGCTAAAATAAGTTTTGACAGCACCTCTTCTGCTAAGTTAGCAGGTATTGAAGCGGGCGCAGAGGTTAACACAGTAGATAGCGTAAACGGACAAGTAGGTGCGGTAACATTAAGCACCTCAAATGTAAGTGAAGGTACAAATCTATATTATACAGACGCAAGAGTTACAGCCAATAGTAGTGTAGCAGCTAACACGGCTAAAATTAGCTATAATGCAACAGATTCAACTAAAGTTGGTTATATTAGTATAACGCAAGCTGTTGATTTAGATAGCGTAGAAAACAAGCAAGAGAACCAATATAAGGTAATTGGTATAGCTATGGATTATTCAAACAGAGTGTTATCAGATAGTGGAACTGCTGAAGGTACTCAAAGTATTATGGAAAATATAGAAACTTTAATCTTAAACTAATGAGCATATACGATAAAGCAAGTATAGCGTTAATACCAAGTGGATTTAAAGCGGGGTCAACAGATAACTTATATTCTGTTTTGCCTGCTAATGGTAATGGTGATTTTAATGCCACAAGGGCTTCAAGTGCGACACGAATAAATAAAGATGGATTTATAGAAAGTGTTGCCACAAATGTACCTCGTTTAGATTATCCAATAACAAGTGGAGTTGTAGGGGATTGTCCACATTTACTTTTAGAACCACAAAGAACGAATCTACTTGAAAGGTCAAATGAGTTTGATACTACTTGGGGTTTAGGGTCAACTATGACTCTAACAAGTGGTCAAGCCTCTACTTTGTCAGGCTCAAATGATGCGTGGTTATTGACTTCTGACGGAACAAGTGGCTTTGGTCAGGTAAATCAATCTGTTTCTCATAGTGGTTCACACACATTTAGTGTTTTTGCTAAAGAGGGAACAAACCAAACAGTTTCTTTAAGGTCTATAAGTGGAACAGATGTAAGGGCTGAATTTAATTTAAACACTGGCACTGTGACTGGTTCATCTAACACTACTTCAACAGAAATACAAAACTATGGTAACGGATGGTATAGGGTTTGTATGACTTTTGATGCAACAAATTCACAAGTCTTTATCTATCCAAGTCCAATAGGTACGGCTGATGGGGGTAATATACTTATACAAAACGCTCAACTTGAAGCAGGTGATTACAAGACAAGCTACATACCTACAACGTCAGCGTCAGTAACTCGCTCTGCCGATGAATGTAATAGCTCAGGAACTACTGCGGAATTTAACGACAGCGAGGGTGTTTTGTTCGTAGAGTTTGCAGCTCTTAGTAATGCTGATTTAATACACAGACGTATTGCAATCTCAGGCGGTAGCTCATCAAGCAATTTTGTTTACATATCTTTTGATACAGTTTCTAATAGAATTTTAGCAAATGCAAATGGTAAGGCTTTAGTTTACGTTACGACAGATGTAACAGAATTTCAAAAAGTAGCAGTTTATTACAATGCTACTGCGCCAAAACTATTTGTAAATGGTGTATTAAGAGAAACCGAGTCAGCAATGTCAGCAATAACGGGGTTAAATGAGTTAGCCTTTGATAATGGTGCAGGTGGTAATGATTTTCTTGGCAAAGTTAAACAAGCAATAGTTTTTAACGAAGCATTAAGCGATAGCGAATTAGTAACTCTAACAACTCAATAATGGGATATTTATTTAAAAAATACGAGTTTGACTCACAGGAACAAGCAGAAGAGAAAATTGCTGCTCTTCCACACGAAACAGATGAGGATGGAAACGAATATCCATCTCACAGTCACACAATAGTAAAACTTGGTTATCTATGGACTACTAAGCCAACATTTAACAATGATGGGGAAATAGAAACTGAGGGCGTTACATCTAGTATGTATTCTGTTGATGTGTTGTGGAGTGGCTTAGACGAATCACCTTATGGTTGGAAGTCTAAAGAAATAACTTGCGAAGGTAATGGTGTACATACCTTTGCGGGATGGAAATTTAATAGTTAATCTTAAGAAAAAATGGCGGAACTTAACCCTAATTCAAAATTTCAACTAACAATAAAAGAACTAATAGCTTTAGGGTTTGGCATCTCTTCCCTTTTAGGCGTGTACTTTACGCTCAAGTCTGACATAGCGATTGCTATGCAAGAGCCAAAGCCAATCATCACACAGCAAGAGTTTCAGTATAAAGACGAGTTGGTTCGTAAGACTATTATGCTTACTCAGCAAGACGTTGACGGTATAAAAGTTGACGTGCAAGAGATAAAGGAGTCCTTAAATAAAATAGAAGATAGATTATATGAGGCTCGTTAATTACATATTTATTTTAGCTTCTGCGATTATATATTCTCAGTATGAGGATGGCATAAGCATTGTACAAGCGTCTGCTGAGTTTACAAAAGAAGCTAACCTAAATATTAAAAAACTTGATGATACAAGTGCATACAATTACGATTTAAGCAAACACTCTGATTTTTTTGAAGACCACGACATAGTTTACCTACCGACTATTATATTGTTTGAAAATGGAGAAGAGATTAAAAGGTGGGAAGCGGACATAACGCTTAAACTAAAATGTAAATTAGAGGACTTACAAGAGGAAATAAATAAATTAATAGAAGCTAAATTTTAATGAGATACTTTATACTT